CGCGACGTCGCCAAGGACCGGAACCGAGGATAGAGCCAAGGCGCCGGCATCGTAAGGATTTTCTTTCGCCCAGCGACCGCCGGCTTCCAAGGCCCGGCGGTCCTCGTCGAAGGCGCGCGGGTCCGTGATATCCACACCGGCTGCCTGGTACGTATCGGCCAGAGCCATCGGCATGCCCGGCGCACGCGGCGTCGGGGTGAAAGACCCGGACCCAACCGGCGACGTGTTCTCGAAACCACCCATGGGTTTGTCTCCTCGTGTTCGGGACAGGCTGTATGATTGACGGGTGTGGGGCAGCGCTTCGCCCTCACGGGGTCCAGTCATCGTCGGCGGCGTCGACCTGGCCGGCGCCCGGACGCCAGGCGCCGGCGCGCGGACCGGCGGCGGCGCCATGGCCCAGGCGCACCGGCTCCGCCGCCAGGCAGCCGGCCACGGCGTCCAGGCCGTCGTCGTGGCCGCCTCCGCCACCCTGGGGCGTCCAAGCGCGCATCTCGGCGATGAACGGCGTGTCCCAGACCGAGCGATGCACCCACAACGCCCCGGCGGCCAGCACCGGATCGAAGGCGGCGACGATGCGCAGCGCCTTGGGACGGTGGCTGGCGTGTTCCAGGACCGCCGCCCCCACCCCGTCCTCGCGCAGCACCTTGCGCAGCAGGCCCGGCAGGAAGCGGCCGAGACCGTTGGTCTCCACGGTGACCGCCGGCAGGTCCAGGTCGCGGACGAAGCCGGCCACCTGGCGGCACAGGTCCGAGGCGGCGTCCCCGGTCCCCCCGGCGCTGGTCAGGTAGGCGATGCGGTGCAGCCAGTAGGAGCCGTCCTCGGCGGTGAACAGGGCGGCGATGACGCTGGCATCGCCCCCGCGCGCGGGATCGCCCAGGGCCGGGTCCCACCAGCAGGAGGCCGAGACCAGCCGCCGCCCGGCCAGACGCAACACCGGCCTCCCGGCCGCCTCGGAGACCACCAGGTCGTCGTCGTAGCGCCGCAAGCGGTCCGGATCGAGCCGACTGTCGGCCAGGTTCACCGGCCGCAACTGCATCTGGCTGGCGAAGGCGTTGGGACCCTGGCGGCGGCGGATCTGCTCGATCACCGCCATGGAGAACCGCTCCGGCCAGGCGCTGCGCCCCTCGGCGTCCAGCAAGGGGATCTCCAGGCGCGGAAACCCGGCCAGGAACGGCTGGGTCTCGCCGGCCTCCGGGCGCGCCTCGGCGGCATAGAGAGAGTGGTAGGCGTGCGGCGTACCCACATAGACCATCACCCCGCCGGGGGTCAGGATGTAGTCCAGCTCCCCCAGCCGGGCGCGCAGATGCGCGCGCTTGACCAGGGTGTCGCTGGTGTTGGGCACCTCGACGTCGTCGCAGACGATGACGTCGGCGCGGCTGCCGGTCAGGTTGCCGGTGATGCCGCGCGCCACCAGGGAGGGGTCGCGGGACTCAAGCGGACGCTCGACCGTGATCTGGTCGGCCGCCCACTGGTCGGGACGACGGGGCTTGAGGCCCCGGGTGAGCGGGTGTCGCTCGATCACCCGCTTGACGGCGCGGGTCATGCGGCTGGCCAGCGCGTGTTCGGCGGCCAGCACCAGGATGCGGGTGTTCGGGTCGCGGGCCAGCAGCCAGGCGCAGAACAGGCCGACCACGGTGGATTTGCCCGAGCCCCGGAAGGCCATCAGCAGGCACCCCCGCCCGCCGTCCGCCCGCCGTGCTTCCAGCCAGCGCGCCATGCGGGCGTGATGGGCGGGCGTGCCGCGCCCCTGAAGGTGGTTCCAGACCCAGAGGAACTCGGCGAAGGACACGGATGGGTCAGGGGTCATCCACGCCCTCCTCCGGCCCGGCGGCGGTTTCCTCCTCGGCCATGGCCGCGCGCGCCCGCGTCAGCAGGTCCGCCAGCGCCGTGTCCTCGGCCGTCGCGCTGGGGGGCGACAGGGCCAGCCCCACGCGAGCGCCCAGCTTCAGCAGCAACTCCACATGGCCCAGCGCCGCCTTGCAGCCCCCCTGCCAGGCGCCGAACTCCTTGGCGTCGGCGGGCACCGGCCGGGCAGCAAAGGCGTCGTAGGCGTCCAGCGCCGCCCGCAGGGTCTCGGGCAGGGTGCGGCGCAGGCGATCGCGGGCATCGGAGAGATCCTGAACAGTCATGGGGGCTCCGGTTTCACAGGAAAGAAAAAGGGGTCACGCGCTCAAGCTCTGAAGATCGAGATTGCTCAGGCGTCGCGGGAACAGCCCCACCTGCCGGACCCAGCAGCGCGGCCCGACCGTTCCGGCCCCGGTCCCTCCCAGGGTCAGAGTGTTCACGGTCGGTACCGTGCCCGTGCCATCCGTTACGGGCGCGGATCCGTTTGCGGCGAGCGCGAAATCGTTGCCGGCATAGGCGGCCACGAGCCGGGCGTCGGACCCACCGGTGACGCCCGCACCGGTCAACGCCGCCACGATCGAGCCACCGTCAACCACGGTGAACCCGCCGGTGCCGGCATCCCCATCCAGGGTGAGGGTCAGACGGGCGTCCGCCGTGCCGTCGCTCAGGTCGACCAGGGGACCGGCCAATCCCCACGGCACGCGACCGCGTGCCAGAATGGTCCCTTGAAACGGGTTGAAGACGGCGGCGGACAGGGTCACGCGCAGGCGGTCCGCCGCCCGGGTCACCGGCGCGGTCGTGGTGACGATCACGCTGGTGGGGCAGGCGCCCGCCTCCACTTGCGCCCCCCACAGGTGCACCCCGCGTGCACCGTCGCCGGCATAGGTCGATGTTGCACCGGCATCGCGCAATCGCAGGTGGATAGGGGCCGGGGTGGTGACGGTCGCGGTGGCGGTGATGGCGCACCGGTACCAACCGTCGGCCAGGATCTCGACAGTTGGCAAGGCGGCGCCTTCGATGGCGCCGACACTGCCGCCGGTCAGATCGAACACCGCGGACTGGACCACGCCGAAAGCCGGCGACGGCAACACCAGTTGCAAGCGCTCGCGCCCGGCGCTGCGGGCGTAAACAGAGAACGCGTAGCTCTGGCCGGCAACGAAGGACACACCGTCCTGAAACAGGGCGTGGATGGCGGTGGTGGCCGTCTCGGTTACCGTGGCCACGGCGGTGACGCCGTCCGGACCAAGAGTGCCACCGATCGTCACCGTGGCGTCGTCGGTGATCCACGGCGCCTGGGTCATGGCCTCCGAATAGGCCACTTGGTTGGTACGCGCCTCTTCCACCAGCCAGCCAAGATAGGCGCCGGTGTCGGGGTCGAAGTCGTGACGCAAGGCGTTGGCCGGCATGGATTCCACTCGGCCCAGCGCCGTGACACGGGTGGCCGGGGTAGCCCGGGTGACGGTCAACACCGAGGGATGCACGTCGGGGCGAGCCAACAGATGGAGAGTGGGGTAGATGAGAGTCATGCGGTCTCTCCGCAACAAAGGCGCGCGCCGACGCGCCCGCCCGGAAGGCGGGCGCACGAGGCTGGCGGCGGCGTGGGATGGGTCAGCGAGCAGGCTGGCGGCGGCCAAGGGCAAACGCATCACCCTCGACCGCCACCCAGATCACGCTGTCAGGGCCTGGAGGGTGGCGTTGTCCAGGCGGCGGGGGTAGAGGGCGAGGTGGGCGATGTGGCCATTGAACGGCACATTCGCCGACACGGACGACCCAAGAGACAGGCGGTCGATCCCGGTCGGCGTGGGTCCGCTTGTATCGGTCACGAGGGTGTCGCCGACCGCGATCGCGACGTCGTCGGCGGCGAATGCCGCGGCAACCGTGACGGCGCCGCTGGCGGTGACCGCGGGATTGGCGATCAGCGCGCCACCGGAATACACCTGTAGCTGGACCTGCGTGCCAGAGCCCCCTTTGGTCAGGAAGACGCTGTTGCCGGCAAGGCTGTTGTTCGAGAAGACCGCGATCCTCGCGGACTCCGCCCCACCGCCGTCGCGGAAGGCCACCACGACGGTGCCCTCGCCCGCGTTCCAGACGTCCGCGAAGTGGTCCCCCTCCAGCACGCAGACATCGGCCTGCCGGGTCGCGGCGGCGGTGGTGGTCGGGATGTAGGACGTGGGGAAGGCGCCCTCTTCAAGCTGGGCCCCCCAGATATGGAGGCCGGAGGCGCCGTCGCCTGTGTACGTCGTGTCTGGTGACTCCGACATATTCAGCAGAAAAACGTACACTGTTGACGCGGCGGCCGCCGCAACACCCGTACAGGCCACAGAGTACCAGCCGTTGCTTAGGGCTGTTACGCTGGCCGCGCCCACACTGGATATTATGGATCCGGCGCTCAGGTCGGCGTCGACATAGGCGATCGTGCCGTCTGTAGCATTATAGATTTGCAACCTGATCCCTTCTTTCGCGCCGGGTCGAACAAACAGGCTGGCCGTGAGAGGTCCGGGCGCGTGTGACACCGTCTGGCGTACGGAATGGGATCCTGACTCTGTGTCCTCCACGATCTCGTCGGCTGTCGTCGTCCCGTCGGGGGCCGTTGCCGAATTGGCCGAGACGCTCACGCGTGCCTTTGTCCATGTGGCGTCCTCGACGGCGTCCGATCGCGTCAACAGGTTCGTGCGGCGCTCCTCGACCAGCAGGCCCCGGCCTTCGCCCGTCACCGGGTCGTGGTCGAGGCGCGGGGTATCGGCGGCCGCCATGCGCAGGACACCCCGGCGGTCGACATAGGTGGCCACGCTGGCGCGGGTCAGCGACAGTCGCGGGTCCCAGAAGCCTTGCGTGAAGGGCAGGATCAGGGACGGCGATCCGAACGGATGGCTCATCAGTACCTCTCGAAACTGGCGCGGCCGGTGCGCACGATCAGCGCGGTCTGGCCCTGGGTCAGGGCCAGGCTGGCGGCACCGCCCAGGGTGTCGCCGCCCTGGGCGGCCAGGGTGACCGCCCCGCCCCGGGCGGAGATGTGCCGATGCCAGCCGGGCGGGCAGTCGATGGCAGGGGGCAGGGTCAGGGTGAGCGCCGCCGTGGCCCGCTCGCAGCGGCGCAGGGGCAGCGTGGTGAGCGTGGCGCTGGCCGCGTGGACCGCCTCGAACAGGCCGGCCACCTGGGATGGGTGAAGCACGGCGGCCGCGCCCAACCGGGCATGATCGACCTCCGCCAATGCTCGGATCCCGCCTTCTTGAGCCGCGCACCAAGCCGATAAGGCAGCATCCTCCGCCCATCGCTCGGCCCGGCGAACCGCCTCGGTGGCTTCGGTCGCCGCCGCGACGGCGGAGGACAGGGCACTCCCCGCGCCCGTGTCAACCACGTCCACCAGCCAGGAGGACAAGGCGGCATCCTGGGCCGCATGCATGGCCTGCGTGGCATGCCCAAGCGCAACGGCGCCGGCACCGGCAGCAGCGTGGATGGTGGCCAGGGCTTCGGAGAGACCGGCGTAGTTCTGCGGATCATTGACCAGGGCCGTCGCCGTCTCGTTCCAGCCGATCACGGCACCGGGCCGGGGCTGCGGCAGAACGGCCGCCACGGCGTCGGGCGCCGTCGGCGGCACCGTCACCGCGCGGCTCAGCGCCTCGTCCAGTTGCTGGTCCACCGCCGTCAGGTGGTCCAGTTCATCGTTGAGCGCCGCCGCCCGCAAAGCCCCGCCGGCCTGAAAGTCGGTCGCCCGGGCGATGGCCAGGCGGCGCAGCAAGGTGACCCGCTGTCCGGCCGCCGGAGCGCTGGCGAAAGTGACCGCGCCACCATCGCTCACGCCGGCCCCTGAGACCGAGAAGCCGCCAGTAACGGCGTCGTCGTCCAGAAAGACGGTCAGGTCCGCGTCGCGGAAGAGGGCGAAGGGATAGGGGAACACGGTCTGGAGGCCATCGCCCTGGTACTGAACGCGCGGGCGGGTGTCCCCGATCTGGATATGCGTGGTCATGGCCGGACCCTCCCGTGCCTCCGATCAGCCGTACATCGTGGTCTGAAGACCGCTGGCGGCGGTTCCGAACGTCGTCCCGGTCAGGCCCAGCAGGGCACGCTGGTTGCTGTACGTCAGGTCCAGCAGGTCCTGGCGCTGGTCGGCGGCGGACTGGACCCCAAGGTTGTAGAGATACAGGTCGAGGTCGGCCTGCTGACCCCAGACATCCAGGTTGGCCTGCTCGGCACGCGTGCGGGTCTGGTCGGCGGTGGCCTGCCAGCCGTCGCGGATGGCGGCGCTGGTGGCGTCGTGTACCTGGCCACTGTCGTGGGTCAGGTCGTCCCACGCCCGGCGGGTGGCCGCCGTGGCCTCGTCTTCCAGGCCGGTCAGGACCGCGCGGGCCGACCCGGCGGCCGCATCCAGCCCCATGCCGGCGAAGCGGGCGCGCTCGCTGGCGCTGGCCCGGCGCAGCGCCTCCGCCTGATCCTGCTGCGCCAAGGTGTAGTCGCGCTGCAAGTCGGCGATCTGTGTATCCGACTGGCGGCGCATGTCCTCGGCCCACAGGTCGTGGGCGTCCCAGGCGCCCTGGTTGGTCAAGGCCGTGGAGTCGATGGTCTGTTGCGCCGACAGTTCGGCCTGGCGGCGGGCGGTGTCGGCCGCCGCCTGGTTGGCGAGAGCCTGCTCCCGCTGCTGCTGTTCGTACCGGGCGTACTGCTCGTATTGGCTCCAGGCCGTGGTGGCGGCTTGCAGGGCGACGGGAACGACAAGTGTGGCGAACTGGCTCATCAGTCGGTGACCTTTACTTCGGTGGTGACACTGAGAACGGCGCAGGGCAGCGGCGCGTCCTGCTCGACACGCCACAGCGGCACTTCGGGACCGCGATGCCAGCCCAGGGCGCGGACCGACACATCACAGTCCACGGGCTGGAGCGGCTGGTCCAACAGCGGTCCCGGCCCCAAGGCCCGGAACGGAACCGGTCGCGGGCCGGCGCCGGTGTCCACCACCAGCGCCACCGTCTCGCTGATCCGGAAGGTGGCGCGGATCAGGCGGATCAGGGTGCCCGGCCCACCACCGCGTCCGCCGGAGACCACCGGCGGCAAGGGCGCGACCTCGTGGGTGAACGGCAGGCCGACAACCACGGTGGAGGCCGGCGCTTCGAGGGTGACCGCACCGCTGGACACGGTATAGGAGCCCGCGTCGGCGCCGTCGGCCAGGACCCGCACGGTGCGTCCGTTCAGGTGTTCAAGGCCGCTCCAGGTCTGGCGCGGCGTGTCGGCGGATCCATCCAGGGCCGCGTCAAGGGCCATGTCCGGGTCGAACCGTTCCAGGGCGTGGGCACCGTCCCGCTCGACCACCACGTAGACCTGCCCGCCGGTCTCGGCGACCGCCCGGAAAGCGCCGTCGGTGGTGTGCGCGGTCCAGGCGGTCACGCGCTCGGCGCGGTAGTTGGTCATGGTCGCCAGCGTGCCATCGGCCAGCACCAGGTGAAGCAGACGGCGCGTCGGGTCGTAGTCCATGTCCACCGGATCCTGGATCAGATGCCGGGCCAGCAGCGCCAAGTCGGCGGCCTGATAGGCTTGTTCCAGGTCGGTGAACAGGTATTCGCGCAGGTCGCGGCCGCTGGCGCCCACGAACAGGGTGGCGCCGTCGACGTTCAGCGGCCGCACCACGGTCGGCCCCAGGGTCCCGATGCGGGTCTCGCGGCTGGTGGTCACGGTGGCCGGCGCCAGCGGCGTCCCGCTTACGGTCCACTCCGCCCCCGAGGTGAACACCTGGAGGTCGCGCGACGAGAACACCGCGCGGATCTCGTTGAGCTGGTCGGACATCAGGGCGAAGGCGATGGCCTCGTCGTCCAGGCCCTCGCCGGTGTCGAAGTTGAAGAAATCCCCAACCTTGGACATCCAGATCTGATGCGGCACGTCGCGGGACCCGCCCACCACCAACCGGTTCTTGTGAAAGGTGACGGTGCGCGGATAGCCATGGGCCGGCGAGAACGCCTGTTCCACCCAGTCGCGCGTGGCCGCCCCGGTCTCGATGGTCTCGTGAAGGGTGGCCGAAACCTGGGTGCCGGAGACATAGCCGTTGATGGTGACCGGCTTGCCGCGCAGCAGCAGGCGCGTGCCCGCGTGCGCCGGCGTGAACACCGTCGACGAGGTGGTCAGGGTCACCGCGCCCTCGACCCCCGACGCCGCCAAGCTGATGAGCGGATGGGCAAAGCGCAGATACGGCTCGTAGTAGCGGTGACCGTCGTTGGGGTAGCTCCAGGGGCTGATGGTCCAGCTTGTGTGCGAGGCCCGGGTGATGCGCCGGGGGGCGGTTTCCGGATGCACGACCAGAAGCGTATCGGCCATCTGCGTCCAGGACAGGCGCGGCAGGTGCCAAGCGTTCCAGGGCGTGGTGGTGCTGAACACCCGGGCCCCGTCCAGATAGACATCCATGCGCGCGTCGCCCAGGGCCAGCAGATAGGTCTGCTCGCTGTTGAACGCGAAGGCGAGCAGACGGGCCGTGCCCGGCAGGGCGTCCACGTGGCGCAGGCCGTCGCGCCGGGCGACACCGCCGGTGGGGCGCAGGAACACGTTGCGCAGCCGCGCGGCGCCGTTGGCGTAGGCGCGCAGGTCGGCGCGGCCATAGAGATCGGGCGACAGCTCCCCGGCCGTGAAGTTCGTCTTGGTGACGTTGACCCGGGTCATCCCCGCGCCTCCACCAGCGGGAAGTGACCCAGGGCGCGCGGCGTGTCCTCCTGGGCGTCCACCAGACGGGCGGCGCGGAAGGCCTCCGTGGCCAGGCGCGCCAGCAGTTCGCCACGGCTGGTGCTCTCGGTCAGCGGCAGGCAGAACTCGGCCGCCAGACGCGCCGACAGAGCCTCGGCGAAATGGGGCGGATAGAGGCTTTCGTCGGCGCGGAAGATGTAGGTGAGCGAGACCGCCTCGGCGTCGGTGAGCAGGCGATCCTCGTGCAGGCGATAGACAAGGCCCTCCCCCCGCCCCGGACCGCCGGCCGACAGGCTGCGCAGATGGCCGGCCGGAAGTTGATAGGCATGGGCGAAGTCGGCCACCGGGACGGCGGCCAGGCGGGCCAGGCTGGCCTGGCGGTGGCGAAATTCCACGGATGCGCGGCCAGCAGAGCGTCGCGGATCGGCGCATACAGGGTGGCGGCCACTTGGGCCTCAGCCGTCCCCTCGTCGAAGCTGGCGATGGGGCCGGCGCCCAGCTTGATCAGCGCGCGCGAACACAGGGCGAGGGCGGACAGTGGCATGGGGCGGCTCCCTGCGGGACAGCAAAGCAAAAACCCCCGCCAGGGTGGCGGGGGCCGGGAAGGGTCGAAAGGAGTGACGCGAACGATGAAAACTACGACCCCCAAGAGGAGCAAAAAAGGGGGGCGCCGGATCGGAGCGCTACATCGCCGCCACGGCCACCACGCCATCGGCGTTGCCGGACACGCGATAGAGTGCCGCCGCCGGGGTACCGTCGGTGTCCAGGTTGCAGATCATCACGTCACCCACCCGCACATACGGCGCGGCGCCATTGAAGTAGTCGGCGCCGGTGACGGCGTTGTCGGGGGTGGTGTAGTGCCAAAGGGTAAAGCCATTGCTGTAGCACAGCACGGACATGTCCGGAGCGGCGAAGGCCATGAATCGATCCTCCAGAAGGACGGGATGCCAGGGGTCTCGCGCGGGGAGGCCGGCTAGCTTTCCAGGCAGCGCAACGACACAACGCCGGTACCGTCGATGAGCGCCGAACCCTGGCTCATCATGTTGTTGACGAAATGCGAGGCCCGGTCGCCATGCCAGGTGATGTCCGACTGTACCTCGGCGCCGATGGCATGACCGATGGCCGTCTTGTGGTACCAGTAGCAGCGGCGCACCCCAGCGTTGAGGGTCAACCCGGAATGCGGCATCCACAAGGTCCCCAACCACCGCTTGGCCTGGGTGCCGCGCCAGGGCAGATCGTCGGCGCCCACATAGTCGGCGTGGGAGAACTCGTCGATCTGCATCAGCTCCGACCACTGCTTCCAGCCGACGATGGCGTAGCGCTCGCCGTCGTCGGGCACGTCGACGGCCCCCAGCCTCTCGAACGCCTCCATGACCTTGGTCAAGGTCAGGGCGGTCGTCCCATCCAGGGCATGGTTGGTGGACGTGTCCAACTGGGCGATGATCAACTCGTCGGCCTTGCGGCCCAAAGCATAGGCGCCGGCATTCACCAGCACCTGGCGCTCGTCGATGTTGGTCTTGAGTTCGTCCAGGCGGTCCACCCAGTCGCCCGCGTAGAAGTCCTGCACCTCGCATTCAACCTGGCTGTGGTCCAGGTTCATGACCGGCACCTTGCCGTGCCGCGCCTTGGTGGCGGCCGTCCCCTTGCCCACCTTCTGGAAGAAGGTGCTGGCGCCCTGCACGTTGTCCTTGACGCGCACGGTGTTGCGCAGCTTGGAGCCCATTTGCTGAAAAGCAAGGTGAACATCGGCCTGGAAATGCTTGATGAACGACTGGTCGATGCTGATCGACATCGGCGGGGTTCCTTTTGGTGATAGCGGGTCAGATGCCGCAGGGTGGGCTCAGCCCGTCAGGGCCAGCCCGCCGCCCATCGGTGAGGGAGGTGCGCTGCGCCCCCGCCGTTTCCC